ATAATATCATTGACGTTGTAGTTCAAGTATGTATAGAAGCTCAAACTGATGATCTTAAATATGTATTCAATAATGTAATAGAAATGAATACTCCGTTCCAAAAAATATTTAGACAAACCAATTATCTTGGAACTAAAGCAGTAGAGTTTTATAAGCACCATGAAGGAGTAATCATAGGTAATAATATTAATAGGTTTGGAAAGAAACCTGAAGAAAAATTCTCTGGTGCTTTTGTAGCTGATCCTACCAAGATCTCTGATAAGAATAAAGTAAGAATTAATGGTCAACCGATTTATAAGTATAATAATGGGAATGACTTCGATTACAAACGTCTGTATCCTTCTTTGATGCAAGAATTTAATATGGCTACCAACACACAAGTTGGTAAGATTTTTATAGATAATCCTCCTTATAAAGATCCTGAATATCTTAAACTCAGTCCTGGAGGAACATTTACGGAAAATCTTGCATCTTATAATTACATTGAATTTTGTCATAGATGGTTAGGAATGATGGATATAGAAGAGATTTTGCAAGAAATTCCCAAAATGAATTTATCTAGTGATAAGAAACAAGTTATAGATCTTATCAATCCTAATAAGATTATATCTATAGATATTCCTATGCCTAATTGGGTTAAAGATGAAGTAGATAAGATCAGAAAGGAATTATTATAATGGAACAATTTAAAGAAGCTATTATAGATGGGGAAAAATTAATGAGATGCTTAGTAGAAGCTAAGCATCTCAAATCTGAAATAATTCATATTCCTTCCAAGATGCTCAATAAATATAATTATTCAGATTATAAGAATACCTTTGGTTATAATCTTCCTCAAATTTATGGGGAAAGTTTTAATTCAGTTTTTAATATAGGAGTATTCGAAAAATTATTTGATGTGATATTTGTAATTCCCGAGGATTTAAAGGTAGAGTATATCTCATTCTTTAGTAAGAGTTTAAATCCCTTCTTTAAAGATATTAAAGAAAATGAAGTAAATACAGATAAGTTATCTTTGTTAATAGGATATAAGCAAGTTGGAAGTATTGCAAAGGGATATGTATGTAGAATCTCAACTATCCCCCAAACTATCAATGGAGAAAATGTTACTGTTTCTATGGATTGTATAGGAGATAGAAGTAATATAAGCACTCCTATATTTGAGAATATCATAAACTATATTTCAAAATCAGAAAATGAAGATATCTCATACATGGATGTAACAAATAATGAAAGCTTTAGATCTATTATAGATGATCATAAAACGTCTGATGGGGCATTTAGATTTGTTCCTACTGGAATGGATGGAAGATCATTACCTGAGTATATGAGTTATATTTCAAAATCTATCTTAGATATATCAAAGAATGATTCTGTATATCTTTGTGCCAATAAGATAGACTTCATATATTCTTTGTTCAATGGAGTAAATCTTATGAGATTTATTATAGTAAAGAAAAGTAAGAAATGTAAGATAGACACAATATTCGTTACTAGACGAATGTAGGGGTGGGTTTATTGGTCACATCTGATGAAAGACAGATGAGAGATGTAATATTGTTGTATACTAAGATGCAAGATCATATCATGTTTCTTGGTCCTAATGCAACAATGAATATGAATGTCTCTTTATATATTCCTGTAAAAGCTGGAGAGGGATATACAAAAAAATATTATTATAGAGAAGTACAATATACAGATAATGAAGGATTTAAAAAAAGAAAGATAGTTAGGGGATTTGATTGTTTTCTAACTATAGAGAATCTTAGAAGAAATAAATCAGATTTTAGAGAATCAGTAATGATAAATGCTGGTCATTTAGAGATGCTTAGATTATCTCTATTACCGAAGTTAGAAGACTTTGTATTATATCCTGAGAATACATATGAATCCAGAAAAGGGAAATTATATGCAAAGAAATCTGAAGGAGTAACCATAGATTTACCAGGAAATAAGTATATTATATTTAGCCCTGGGTTGCATAAGTATTATAATGAAGAAGTACAGCCTTGTTTAGATCTATATCTAAATAATAAAAATAATATCATAAGTATGAGTTTCCAAAAGGTGTTGGAGTTTATGAATCTTATAAGGACTTTTCAGATTTATAATTATGCTTGTACTATGATTAATGCAATGCCTACTCCTATCCCTGGATATAATATGTATGATATGAGTATAAATCAAGAAGAACTTTCATTCTTTGATACAAGAAATAAAAACAAGAGAATGCAGTAATCTGCATTCTCTATATTTTTTTTAGTTAATTGTAAGCATAACAGGTTGGTTCTTATTAGCAGCAGATACAAAGCTTTGATCAAATATTTCTACTACTTGTTGTCTATCCCTTGCTTTTTCTTCAAGAGAAGATAATTTCAGATCAATATTTGCATATACAGTTTCTAAATTATCATACATCTTTAATTGTTCATATAAGTAGGTAGCTACATCAGCTGTTGCTAATCTTTCAAATATTTCCATTTGAGTAGGAGGAATTGTTTTCAAATTATCTGCGTGTTTTACAAATAATGAAATAGGTATCCGCTGGAACTTAGTAATAAAACTAGCAGAAATAGCTACATTTAATTTAATTTTATTAGGTGGAATCCATTCTACATAAATACCATTTGCAAAAGCAGATATATGGTCTGCCATCTGAACAATATCTGCATATGTCCCAAAATCAACAGATGAAGACATCATATCATATGTATTTACCCCACCATAGGTTAAACCAGGAAAGTGGGCAGACCAGCTATGCCAATCTATATCCCCACATCCAATGATAGTCTGGCTTTCGCATATTGTTTCATCTATGAGCCAATAATCTCCTTTTTGGTTTTCAGGACCAAGTTGATAAGGAACTTTATTAGGAAAATAACGAGAGAATGTATCTAAGGTTTCATTACAAATAACTTCTCTTGCCCATTTATCTTTAGAAAGATAATCTGGTAAATTCATCTGCATTGTTCCTAAACGTCGTTCTATCTTATTAAGGAGTTTAGTCATTTCATTTGCCATTGGCATATTATTCACTAATCCTTTCACATTAAAAAGTCTATTATACTAATGTGAAACAAAAAAAAAACAAGGGCTTATTATAAGCCCTTGGGAACTTTGTACTCCCCGTTTTTAAACAGGGAGTCGTTCTTTTGTTGGAGAAGCTTTTGTTTATGCTCCTCCATGTCTTTACGATAAGCTTCCTCATCGTAACTTATGAGGTTGGGCTTATCGTAGTACTGGTCTGTATATTTACCAGTGACACGTTCTACTTCATTTAGAAGCTCAGCGTGATAGTTGATCACGCTAAGCCCATAGAAAAACCCCGCCATAATTATGGCGAAAATAGCAAGATCTTTTAGTTTTCTCATTTTTATTCTCCTTTTCTGGGTAATTATTATATTGCCCAAAACAATATTTTGTATTTTCACCATAATAATATACAGTTAAGTTTTCTTACTTTTACATTATTCAAACTCAGTTACATCCATCAAACTAGGAACTTTGTTTTCTTTAATATTCCCCAGCCCTTTATTAGGAACTATAGCACCAGGGATCTTATTAAGATCTACATAGTCGCCATAATTTACTTTAGGAACTTTAGGAATTATATCTCCAGGATTGGGTTCATTCTTTCCAATGAATGATTTTTTATTCATACTTTCATAATCCACCTTTCCAGGTTCTATGGAGTTTAATCCATCCCCAATTTCTTTTTCATCTAAAAGTACATCTTTATTATACAAACTTGCATAATAATCCACAGCATCTTTTATTCCTGTAATTAGAATACTGAGATTGTGCATTACCAATATAAACTTCTTTGTAGATTTATTGTACAACCCAAATATATCAGGAGATACAAAGAAGCCTTTACTTAATACCATTTTATCTTTAAAATCTAAAGATTCAGGATAAGTTTTACTTAGCAGATCTACCACATAATAGATATTTTTGAATAGGGAATTCTTATCATTTTCTGAGTCTAAAGGTAAGGTCTGAATATTCTTCTTGTCTACATATTTAAATATAGATTGTTTCAGTTCTCCTGTGACCTCAAGATCATTTAGATAATACTGTTTCATAAGATCCCATTCTTTTTGATTCATTAAATCGAATCTAACCCGTTCTACTGCATCTCTAGAGTTAATAAATTCAATCTTATTTCTAGGAGTAGTTATATAAATCGTTTCACTTTTCTTTTCATCTCTAATGATTTCTGCTCCTGTAAAATAATATGCTCCTTTCTTATAATAATTTTCAGAAATGATCCTCTGATATCTTGTAAAGATATCTATGAAATAATCAAACATAGCTTCATCTGTTCTTAAAGCAGGAGATGCAAAAAGTTTATTTGCTTTCTTAGCTGCTTCTATTTCAGATCTGCGAATAAGATCACTAATAAAATCAGGTTCTATAATACCTGCTGCAAATAAAGGAATAGGATCTTCAATAAAGGCCATCTTAAAGAACTTAGTATAGTTTATAAAACTATTTTCAAAATAATCATCATTGATAGCTAGATTATACATTCTACGAAATTCAATATTCGTAGATAACCATCTATCTACTTTGTTCTTTACAACCTTTGTTCTAGAGATCTTTATATTATTCTCTAATGAAAAGCATATAGTATCTTCATCGGGGAGAATATAGGAATGGATGTAATCTAATATATTACCAGACTCAGCCTTTCCTCTACCCCAAATATAGATCATATCTATTAGATCCATTAAACTCATAGGACCCATAATAAATAGATTATGATAAGTTACAGGAAGATACTTTTCTCCGTCAATACTCTTATTAACCTTTTCAAAAGGAGTACGAAGATTTAACCAATTAAGATTCTTATCGATCTTGTCATATCCAAGATTTCTAAATAAAGAAGCCATATATTGGAGCTGTGTTAAATGATCTCTAGTACAATCCCCTTGTTCCATTTGAAGCATTTTGTCATAGGAAGTAATCTTAATATCTTTTCCTCCTATATTCATTACATAATAATCCACCATATCATTCTCCTCCATTATAAAAAATTCTTAAGAATTAAATAAACTATTTTAAGTTTGATAAGTATACTAACTCATCATATTTATAATATATAATTATGGAGGATTTTCCATAGTATCTTAAAGATACTATGGAATTTGTAAGGCAATGGTTTTATATTCTAAGGCAAAATAAGTGTGTTCAGTCATTCCATCTTTTACTTTTCTAAATACTAATCTAACCCCATAGTCTCTTAATAAGACTATAATCTCATTATTTAAAGTTTCATTATCTATCTTAATAAGAGAGAATGAAGATATGGCATTCAAAATATCATTCTCATCTTCAGTCTCTTCTGCCTTCTTTATTTTAGAAAAAATAAGATCAGCTACTATTTTATCATCATTCATTTTTTATACCTCATAAAAAATAACTCACCAGGATATAATTTCCTGGTGAGTATCATATTAGAACTGAATAATATTTGTGTAAGTTATATTCTTGCTATCTAACTTACTAATACCAATCTCTTCTAAAGGAAAACTTCTTAAGTTATCTTGAATAATACTGATATAATCAATAAAAGGAACTATCCAATCAGGGATTTCTACATCTGAAGGAATGGCTATAGAAGATACTTCTCCTTTAAAGTTTTCATCCTTTAGAAGTTCGACTAATCTTAAATAATGATTAGGGTGAGATTCTGCTATTAGATCTGCATTCTTAGAAGTTATATTTGTTTTGATAATAAGAATAGAATTTCTTCCTTCCAGATCTATATTTTCTTCTTCCTTATCTTTGATTTCATTATATGCTACAGATGCTTTGATGCCTTGAATACTCATGGGTTTCTTATAAGCATACATAGATTTTATTCTTGCAGGTTTATGGAAAGACTTATCCTTACTCTTAAGAGATTCATATATCTCTTTTTCTAGAATAGCAAACTTCTTTATGATATCAACCTGATCAATAAATGAATTTCTAAGAATATCAAATTCTAGAATCTTCTTCAATCTATTAGATGTAGTTTCAGGTATCCCTACTTTAGTCATAGGAAGGCCCTTTATATCAAGTTGTTTATTTTCAGGAACTATATTCCCTTCTTGAACCAATTGTAAATCTGCATAGTTCTTCTTCCCTTTTGTAAGAAGTAAGCATTTGAATAAGAATTCATTCTTCATGATAAGAAGACAATCTCTATTATCTGCTTTTGTATTATAGTTTTCACTAAATAAGACCATATAATCTAAGATCAATTGGCTTACTATATAAGACATGATATCTACAATACTATATCTAAGAGAATCTTCTTCAATTACAACCAAAGGATATTTCTTTCTCTTAGCTTCAACCAATTTATCATTATAAAAATCATAATCATATTTAGGTTGGTTTTCTTGATATTGCTTTATTAACTTATTTCCTTCTTCTTCTAATTGAGCAGAAGTATATTTTACTTTCATAGGAATTCCAATTGTATATTTTAATACAAATCGATACCATTCATCAAGAGATATAATACAAGAATCTGTATCCGTTATAAGAACTACATCTCGTTGCATATCATAAACTCTAGGAAGTTTATCTATATACATATGACGATAATATACGTACTCAAACATGATATCTTTCAATAATACTAACTCTTCTTCAGATTCTTTAGGAATCTTGTTAGGATCTAAGAAAGGTTTCTCTAATTTAACTAAAATTGTTAAGATAAGATTGATTATCTTTTTATTTTCACAGAACCTGTATAAATTGTTCTTATAATACAAAACATTGATACATCTTTGGTCTAGATTACAAATGGTTTTCCAGATAGCATCTCTTGCCTCATCTGAAGGGATCCATCCATCTCCACCACAGTTCTTCATTATTCTTAAGAAGCATTCTTCGATGGTTATATTTCTATCAAGTATATCCCAATCTTTAAATCGATAGAATTTAGGATTCTTTTGATCTTCTACTATATTTTCTATGAATTGCAATGTTTCTGTAAGAGATGAGAATCTAACATTATTCCCAAGGAAAGATTCAAACATGGTAATGGATGCGGATATACAACCACGTCCTTGTCCAGTTACAGCTGTACAAAGATAGAGATTATAAAATATACTACTATACTGACCAGCACACCCATATAATGCATTACAAGATACTTTGTAATTTGTTTGTTTTAAATTCCATGCATTAAACTCTTCAGATCCTTTAGGATGTTTCTTCATTTCTTTTTTTGCTTCATCTCGTTTATCAACAAGATATTGTATTAGATTATAAAACGGATTTTTTACAGTTCCATGTTTACAAAACAAAACCCCTTCTGTAGTCATGATAGCTTTATCATTTATAAGATCATTTGCTAATGATAAATAATCTGTAATGATTTCTCTCTTAGTATAATTATTATTTACTCTAAGTTTATTTTCTTTATAACTCTTTTCTACAGAGATATCTATAGCCTGTATCAATTCCATTCTAGATAAGTTAGGCATTATTCTTTCTAGAATATGAAGCATAGATTCTTTATATTTATTTATTAAGATTCCTTTAGGTACTGCTTTCTCTTCCATTATATTTCTCCTTTATAATAGATTATTTCATAGTTTCTGACTCTATTCATTTTAATAATATATAACGAATAAAGAATTTGCTGTTAAAACATAATAATAAACTCCTTGTATTAGTTATATAAGGCTAATATAGCGGAGAGAATTCTCTCAAATAAAAGTATTTAAATCCTAGGAGGTACTTAAAGATGTTTTTCAAAAAAGATGATTCTTTCTTAGATGAAAGTTTTGATCAAGAAATTGATGGTTCTGGCATTATTGATCAGGACGCATTGATGGAAAATATGTTGGTTGATGAAATGAACCGCATGTCTGACGCTGAATTCGAAGCTTATACAGAATCTTCCGAATTCAACAACTTAGTAGAAGCTGGCGTATTGGGTCGTCGTTCTTTGGTTAAGATGAATCGTAAGGATGACCTTCGTCGTCGTATTCATTTGGCTTCCATTCAGATGGCTCGTGAACAGGGTGATGCTGACTGGGAAGCTCTTCGTAAGAACCGTATTAACGAACGTCGTTTGCTTAAGAAGATTTATACAAAGTATCAGAACCGTGTTCGTCGTAACGCTATGCAGAGTCAGAAGCGTTTGATTAAACTTACACCGGATGCATTTAACTTCAACAAGATTAATCGATAATAATTTATTAGGCTATGGATTAAGTTCCATAGCCTATAATTTTCTTAAATATAATTTAAAATACATACTATAATTTTGGAGTAAGAAATTACAAATCTATTCACAATATATTACATGGGGTTTAGCAAATGAGGAGGATTTTGACTGATGAAACAAAGTAATCTTACCAATTTCCAAAATTATTACATGTATGATGAGCTTATTAAAAATAAGAAATTAGAAGTAGATGTAACTACTATAGATAGTAGTAATTGGGAGTTTCATTATAAAGGAATTTTAAATATCCTTAGAGATGGAATAGAAACCCCTGAAGTTCAAAATTTATATATTACCATTTATTTCAATGGAAACAAAAATGAATCTGTGGATCTTATGATCACAGATTACTATTTAAATCTGATAATGTGGTTCCCCATTATCTTTATAAAGAAGAAAATTCAACCTCAACATTTATTCTTTGAAGAGCATACAACAGGAGATACAATTAAAGCCTTTATAGATAAATACATTGTAGAACCTAATAAGATTGAAATTGAAAATAGAATCTTAAACAATGCCATTGCTGATACATTATTCCACTTCTCTGATGTGGATGATTTTTCACTCTTCTTAGCTAATACTCTTAACTTAGAAGATGATATAGATATCATGCAACATAGCAAAGCATATTATGATTTACTTCATGCTGATTTAAGCGGAGTTCCTATTGGAGAAGTAAAAGATAGAGGTATGGAAT